GATATTCATCGACACCGAAGGTTCGACGACCGAAATGGATGTCCGACGGCTGAAGAAACCGACCAGCTGGGAAATGCTCAAGCAGCAGGTTCAATGGGTCAAGCAGCAGGGTCCGGCGCAGATCGGGACGCTCGTGATCGACACAATCGACTGGGCGGAAATGCTGTGCAACGAAGCGGTTTGCGCCCAGCACAACAAAAAAGGCATCGAGGATTTCGGCTACGGCAAAGGCTACATCTACGCTGCGGAGGAGTTCGGACGGTTCCTGAATCTTCTGAGCGATGTTGTTGAAGCTGGCATTCATGTCGTACTGACAGCACATAGCCAAATCGTGAAATTTGAGCAGCCGGACGAGATGGGCGCCTATGACCGGTATCAGCTGAAACTTGGGGCGAAAACTGGCAGCCGGACCGCAGCGTTGGTCAAAGAATGGGCGGACATGGTGCTGTTCCTCAACTATAAGACGTTCTCGGTTGCCGCGGACGACAGCGGCCGCAAACACAAGGCGCAGGGCGGCGCGCGCGTCATGTACACGACGCATCATCCCGCCTGGGACGCGAAGAACCGCCACGGTTTACCGGATGAGCTTCCGCTCGACTATTCTCATATCGCGCATATCTTCTCTGGCCCGACGGTGATATCGACGCCTCCGCAACCGACACCGGAAACGGCTGTCCAGGCGGAGACGCTGGCACCGGCACAGACCGCTGCTGAGGCCGTACCCGTACCGACTGAGACCGCAGGCGAACCGTCATCCGCGCCGGAGGCAGCAGCCGCCGAGCAGGCGTCGGCAGCGTCCAGTGGTGTCGACATCAACCCGAACATCCCGGCGTCGTTGCGCGATCTCATGATCCAGCACCGGGTTGCGGAATGGGAGATCCAGCAGGTCGTTGCAAAACGCGGTTACTATCCGGCCGACACGCCGATTACCAACTACGATCCTGGGTTCATTGATGGCGTTCTTGTCGCGGCATGGCCCAAAGTGTTCGCGATGATCGAAGAAAGCCGCAAAGATGTACCTTTCAATTAATCCATACAGGAGTGATGATACATGACACAAATGGAACGCGAACTGAACTGGGACGACACGATTGAGCGAGACGGCGGTGGGGAGTTTGTACTCCTCACCCCTGGTGATTACAACTTCACGGTGACGAAGTTCGAACGCGCAAGGTTCAACGGCAGCGCAAATCTGCCGCCTTGTAACCAGGCAAAATTGGAAATTACGATACACTCGCCAGAACACGGTGACGTAATCGTATTTCACAATTTGTTCCTGCACACGAAAACGGAAGGGCTGTTGTCAGCATTCTTCACAGCGATTGGCCAAAAGAAAAAGGGTGAACCGCTGCGCATGAACTGGAATGCCGTTGTCGGTGCAAAGGGACGCTGCCAGATCGAACATTACAAGTACACGAAGGACGGCCGTGAACTCGTGAACAACCAGATCAAGCGGTTCTATCCGTACGACGAATACCTGAAGCATATCGGGCAGCAAAATCCGCAGCATCAGCCGCCGTTCCCGGTCCAGACCGGAGGCTTCACGCCGGGCCAGTTCTAAGGTGATGGCNATGGAGCTCAGACCATATCAACAAGAAGCGAGGNAAGCCATCCAGCGCGAATGGTCGAATGGCGTGAAGAAGACGTTGCTGGTACTGCCGACCGGTTGCGGTAAAACGATCGTGTTTTCGAAAGTCATCGAAGATCGCGTGCGGCTGGGCGAGCGCGGGCTCGTCCTCGCCCACCGCGGCGAGCTGCTCGACCAGGCGGCCGAAAAGTTGGAAAAGGCCACGGGGCTGAAATGTGCGGTTGAGAAGGCCGAACAGTCTGCGCTCGGCAGCTGGTACCGCGTCGTTGTCGGCAGCGTCCAGACGATGATGCGCGCGAAACGGCTCGAGCAATTTTCCCCTGACTATTTCAACTTCATCATCGTCGACGAGGCGCATCATTGTCTCGCAGACAGCTACCAGCGCATCTTGCAGTATTTTGAATCTGCCAACGTGCTCGGCGTGACGGCGACACCGGACCGCGGCGACATGCGCAATCTCGGCGCCTATTTTGAATCCCTTGCCTACGAATATACACTGCCGCGGGCGATCAAAGAGGGATACCTCAGCCCAATCAAGGCGCTGACCATCCCACTGAAACTCGACTTGTCCGCAGTTCGGCAGCAGTCAGGCGACTTTGCTGCTGGCGATCTCGGGACAGCATTGGATCCGTATCTTGAGCAGATCGCCGCGGAAATGTGGAACGTGGCCAGGGACCGAAAGATTGTCGTATTTCTGCCGCTGGTCAAGACAAGCCAGAAGTTCACGCGGATCCTGAATCAAGTCGGGTTCCGGGCCGCAGAAGTCAACGGCGAATCCCAGGACCGGGCAGAAATCCTTGCCGACTTCGAGGCTGGCAAATACAACGTCCTCTGCAATTCGATGTTGCTGACGGAAGGTTGGGACTGCCCGAGCGTGGACTGCATCGTCGTGCTGCGGCCGACGAAGATCCGCAGCCTTTACAGCCAAATGGTTGGACGCGGCACCCGGCTTTATCCCGGGAAGACGGAGCTGCTTCTGCTCGATTTCTTGTGGCATACCGAACGGCATGAACTCTGCCACCCGGCACATTTGATTGCAGAGAACGAAGAAGTCGCCAAGGCCATGACCAAACGGATCGAAGAATCCGGTGCTCCGGTTGATTTGGAAGTGGTTGAAAAGCAAGCGTCTGAAGATGTCATCGCCGCGCGCGAGGAAGCACTTGCGAAGAAACTCGAGGAAATGAAGCGTCGGAAACGCGCGCTTGTCGATCCGCTGCAGTTTGAAATGAGCATCCAGGCTGAAGATCTGGCCAACTATGTGCCGGCATTCGGTTGGGAAATGGCTCCGCCGAGCGAGAAACAACTCCGCACGCTGGAGAAACTCGGGATCTTCCCAGACGAGATCGACAACGCAGGCAAGGCGGCGAAGCTTCTGGAACGTCTGGAGAAACGCCGGATAGAGGGGCTGACCACTCCGAAGCAAATCCGCCTGCTCGAACGCTACGGATTTCAGCATGTGGGAATGTGGTCGTTTGAGTCGGCCAGGCGCCTGATCGATCGCATTGCGGCAAACGGCTGGCGGGTGCCGCACGAGATTGATCCGAAGTCGTACCGTCCTGAGGTGAATTATGGACAAGAAATTGGATTTGACAGCTTTATTGGCATACGTTGACCCGGCGCGGCTGACTTATCAGGAGTGGATTAATGTCGGTATGGCCCTCAAGCATGAGGGCTATACCGCAGCGGATTGGGACGCGTGGAGCCGGCGTGACCCGGCACGTTATCATCCCGGGGAGTGCTTCAAAAAGTGGGAGACGTTTGACGGAGCCATTAATCCGGTCACGGGCGCGACGATCACACAGATGGCTAAAGAAGGTGGATGGACGCCGCGGGGGTCCAGAGAAGATCGTGCGCTGGAATGGGACGATGAAATTTCAGGCGAGTACATTGTTGTCGACAGTAACTGGATAGAAGGCTGTGAGATACAGGAGCCGACCGATTGGAACCCGGTCCAGCAGCTGATCACGTATTTGAGCACGTTGTTCGAAGCGTCCGAGAACGTTGGGTATGTCACAGAGGCGTGGTGGAACGAAGATCAACAAAAATGGCTGCCGACAAAAGGCGCCTATGACAGGACGGCCGGAGAGCTGATTCAAGCGTTAAGTCAGTGTAATGGTGACATCGGGGCTGTCCTAGGCGATTACAACCCTGAGGTTGGTGCGTGGATCCGCTTTAACCCGCTGGATGGCAAGGGCGTCAAAAACGAGAATGTGACCGATTTCCGTTATGCCCTTGTAGAGTCCGACGATATGGACATCGAAAAGCAGCATGCCATCATGCGCGAGTTGGAACTGCCGATCGCGGTGCTTGTCTACAGCGGGGGCAAGAGTCTCCATGCCATCGTCCGGATCGAGGCGGCCAATTACGACGAGTACCGGAAGCGTGTCGACTATCTGTACAACGTATGCAAAAAGAACGGATTGACCATCGACAATCAGAACCGCAACCCGTCACGACTCTCCAGGATGCCTGGCGTTGTGCGAAAGGGAAAGAAGCAATTCATCGTCGACGTCAACATCGGCAAGGCGAGCTGGGCAGAATGGTACGAATGGATTGAAGGTGTAAACGATGACCTCCCGGACCCGGAGAGCCTGACGGATTTTTGGGACAACATGCCGGACTTGGCGCCGCCACTGATTGAGGGCGTACTCCGGCAGGGTCACAAGATGCTCATGGCTGGTCCATCTAAGGCCGGGAAGTCGTTTGCCCTTATCGAGCTCTCCATCGCGATCGCAGAGGGCTCCAAATGGTTCGGTTGGCAATGCGCGCAGGGGAAAGTGCTGTACGTCAACCTTGAGCTCGACCGAGCCAGCTGCTTGCATCGTTTTCGTGACGTGTATCAGGCGCTGGGGCTGCCGCCGCGGAACATCGACAAGATCGACATCTGGAACCTTCGCGGCAAATCCGTGCCAATGGATAAGCTCGCGCCGAAGTTGATCCGGCGCGCGGCCAAGAAGGGATATATCGCCGTCATCATCGACCCGATCTACAAGGTGCTCACCGGGGACGAGAACAGCGCGGACCAGATGGCGCATTTTACGAACCAATTTGACAAGATTGCCACGGAACTAGGCGCCAGCGTGATCTACTGTCACCATCACAGCAAGGGCGCCCAGGGCGGCAAGCGGTCGATGGACCGGGCCAGCGGCAGCGGCGTATTCGCCCGGGATCCGGACGCCCTGATCGACCTGGTCGAGCTCGAAATCACGGACGCGCTGCTCAAGCAAGAAGAAAACAAGGCGATCTGCAACGTCTACAAGGAATTGATCACCAAATATAATTGGTCCTATTTTGATGAGCACGTGTCCCAGGACGACGTATTGAGCTCCAGAGCCATGGAAGACCACGCCAGACGTGCGATACCCGACCGCATAGCCGAAGTGCAGGAAGCCGTCAGACAAGCCGTTCAGAGCGTTCGTAAACGTACGGCTTGGCGCGTAGAGGGGACGTTGCGCGAGTATGCGAAGTTCGACCCTCTGAACATCTGGTTTCAGTACCCGATTCACCGTGTCGACGATGTCGGCAGCCTGAAAGATTTGCACCCGCATGGAGAACAGGAGCCGTGGAAAAAGGCGGCCGGCAAGCGGAAGGAAGCGGCCGAGAAGGAGCGGCGATCCAAAGAGGCACAGTTCGAGGATGCGGTGGCCAACTGCAATTTCGGCGAGCCGCCAACCGTCAAGGACGTCGTGGAATGGTTCGCGAAGGCCGGGAAAGAGGTGTCCGAACGAACGGTACGGGATTGGATCAAGCGATATGGTTACACGCTCAAGGACGGTCTGATTGTCAAAGTCGACGATTAGGAGGTGTTTGACTTGCAAGGATTCAACCTCAAGCAGGTCTGCAAACAGATCAAGGCTGCAGGCAGAAACAACATTCTGTGGTGGCGTAACGACGGGCGATTTTACATCACAAATCGGCACTGGATCATTCGGTTGCCGGACGATAAGTTGCCGCGGGAGATCCTGATCCAGCTCTTTTCGATCTTTGCCGAGATTCCCGCAGACGGCCAGATCCTTTCTGCAGTTGTCAGGAACAAAGAAAACATTTCGATCCCGAAGGATTTGGACATTGTTTACGGCCACATGAAGAACATTAAGCCGGGAAAGATCACGCCGTTCATCAAGACATCAGAATCCAAGCACATTCCGAATCTGCGGGTGATTCAGTACAAGGATCAGATCCTTTATGTAAACGACGACTACATTCGAATGGTCGATATCGAGCGAGAGACGCCCTATTGCACGGGCAAGAATTCCCCGGTGTTCTTCCTGGACGGCACGTTCGCTGTTCTCCCGATGCGGCAAGACGACAGGTCGCGAAACGAGGAGACGGAATTCATCAACAGCAAATTGATTGCGGCGACCATGGTTGATGCCGCCGCCATCGACTGATTGATGGCGGAAACCATGATGATTTGCCGCCGCCGCCATGAAGAAAACGCGGCTGGAACCATGGTGTTCGCCGCCGCCGCCGAGCCGCAGGCGTGCCCTATATATTATATCGCGATATATCGCGCGCGCGATATAAGTACAGTAATGACAATAATCTAGGTATTTTAAGACTTTAGTCAGAGAGAAGGTTGCCGCCGTAAGGTAGGCGGCGGCAACCCCTTCTCTGACAGTCTGACTTTCCGCGCGAGAAAGGAGAATAGTCATGAGCAAGGGGAAACGAGCAAGCAAGAATTACTGGGAGAATGAGACGCCGGAAACCATCGAGTTCGGGAACTGTTTCATGCGTTGTTACGATAAGGCTGGCAAGTTGCAATTTGGGATCAAGTCCCGTGATCGGAATACGGGTGATGAGGTGTACCTCGTGAAGTTCGTTCTCGACCGCGAAGCATTCTTTTCCAGCGACGAGGCGCCGAGCTATCTCCGGCAGCTGATCACGGATTGGGAAGAAATGATCGAGGGGCGCGGCGATGACGACTGAATTCTTCGTGCCGATGCGGAAACCGCCGACCGTCACGCATCAGCAGAAACAGGTCACCATGAGGAACAGCAAGCCGGCATTCTACGAGCCGGAAGCTGTGAAAACAGCTCGATCAAAGCTGCTCGCATACCTCGGGAAGCACGCACCAGAGAAACCTTACACCGGACCGATCCGGCTCATCGTCAAGTGGTGTTACCCGATTGTGGGCAAGCATACGGACGGCGAATGGAAAACGACGAAGCCGGACGTGGACAACGCGCAGAAGCTGCTTCAGGACTGCATGACGGAATTGGGATTCTGGAAAGACGATGCTCAGATCGCCAGCCTGATTGCTGAGAAGTTCTGGGCGCGGATCCCAGGCATCTATATCCGGATCGAGGAGCTGTAAGGGATGGATTACCATGCGTTTTATAACGACGTTGTGGCCTGGATCGGACAGGCCAATCAAGTGGCCGCTCAATATGGCATGCACTCAGAATCGTTTTGGTCGTGGGTGGCCGATTCGTGCGGGACTATATGCCGTAAGTACCAGGATAACCGGCTTGTGATTAAGCAGATGATCATGCTGGTTGAATGGCTGGAAGAAGTCTTGGAAAGGAGCAAAGCATCATGAAACCCCACCGCCAAATACGCACCAGCCGCCGAGTCAGCAGCGAGACCGGCGTGGCGATCACGGCCGAGCCGCCGCGGCGGCGGGCGACGTACCAGGAGCGGATCGAGGCGATTCGGGAGATATTGCGGCAAGCTCCGCCGGTAGAGCGGCGGGCGCTGCTGGCAGAACTGGCGAGGGAGGAGATGGGAAGATGAAACAACTTTGCCCGAGTTGCGGGGACGAATTTGATGATGGCGGCTATGGCTTTGTGGAGTGTGAAGGCTGCCGCGAGGTTGATTTGCCTGACGAGTCCGAAGTCTACGGCAACGACTGTCCTACAGGGAAATGTGAGATGTGAAAGGAGCGAATCCAAGTGAGCAAATTTGATTTCCGTCCACTTTCGGAACAGGAAAAGAAAATGAACGATCCCGCAGTAAAACAAGCAATCCGAACGCTTAAAG